GCCGGTGCGGAGGAAGGCCTCCTCCATGTCGCGTGCGGCTGAAACGGACACGCGGCCGGCAAAGGCCGCGGCATCGGCAATGTCGTTCAGGTCGTCGACGGTGGCGCCCGCGGCCCGCCCGACACCGCCGAGGGCAGCCTCAAGCCGCTTCTCCGAGCTGACGAAACTGCCATAGGCATAGAGGGCGGCACCTCCCATCGCGACCATGCCGCCGACCAGCAGCGTGGTCGGGGTGATCAGCGTGGCGAGCGCCTGGCCGACGCCCTTGAGGATGCCGGTGATGCCGGCGCCCGGCCCGAAGACCTGACTGATCTGCGAACCCTGCTGGAGGAGGACCATCAGCGGGCGCTGGCCGCCGGCGAGGCTCACGACCACGTCGTTGAATTGGTAGCTGAGATTGACCAGCTGAGACGAGGTGAGCTTGGTGCTCGCCCCGACCGCGCCGAGGGCCTTTGCCGTCCCGTTGAAACGCGTCTGGGCGAGCGCGTGGGCTGCAGACTGTTCCTGCGCCGTGATGGCGCCGGCCCTGAAGAGGGCGTTGGCCTCGGCGATCTCGGCATTGAGCCGGGCTTGCGCCGCACCGAGCGGGTCGATCTGCGCACGGAGGGCGCGGGTTCGGCTTTCAAGGTCCTCGGCGGCTCTGGCCGCGTCCATGAAGACCTTGGCCGAATCTCGGGCCGATCCGGCATTGGACGTGCCGACGCCCAGCACCCGGTTGAAGTTCTGCTGCGCGGTGTCGGCCGCGGCAGCCTGTTTCGCCGCCTGCGCCAATCGCTGCAGACGTTGGGCTTCGCGATCGGCAGCGGCGCCGGCCGTATCCATGGCCGTGCCGACCTTGGCGAAGGCATCCTGTCCGGCGCGGCGGACTTCGTCGAAAGCCCGCTTGACGTCGTCCTTGCCGGTGACGCCGATGCGAATCGACACCTGCCGGTCGGTCATGAAGTGCTGTCTTTCGAATAGGCCCGGACGACGATCGGCTCGATCTCCGGGAGAAGTTCGACGAGGAGGTTGTTCAAGGCGCCCATGGCGTCGGCGAGAAGAAGGACGGCGGCAAAGTCGAGGGCGTAGACGCCGGCATGGGCGGCGCGGACCTGACCCGCGACCCGCCGCAGGACGCCCCAGGCGGCGATGCCGTCAGGTGTCTGTGGCGCATGTTCTAGGTACGGGCAGTCGCTGCAGCTTTCCGGGCACGCGGCGCAGTAGCCGTCGCCCCCGCCGAAGTGCCATTCGGCGAGAGCGATGAGCCGTTTTTTTCGTCGGGACCGATCAGCGCGGGAGCGACGTAGAGCCGGTCGATCGCATCGAAGATCGGCCAGAGGTCGAGGAAGGCGTCAACATTCTCTGGAGAAGCCTCGACTGGCTGGCCCTCGGCATTGCCGACGCCCTCCCATCCCAGAATACCGGCCCGCACCAGCGACCGGGTGAAGGCAAGCCCGGCCATGGTGGTGGCTTCCACATCGTCGGCCTTGAGCACTTCGGCGGCTGCCTGGCGCGCGACGAGAATGGCGGCGACGGTGATCGGCTTAAAGCGGACGCGAACCCCGGCAGCGAGGTCGAGCCAGAACGGCTCGCGGTCGAAGGCGAGTTTGAGCATGGTGAGCCTCTTTGAGATTGGACGTTTGTCAGTAAGCCGACACGTCGTTGACCAGCGTGATGGTGCAGGTCTTGCCAAGCGTCGGACTCTCGGACGCCTGCCAGCTGAAACTCGCCTGAATGCCGTTCGGACCGGTGATCGGCAGCTTTGGCCGCGGCAGCCAGACGGTATGGGCGGTGATCAGCAGCGACTTCGAGGCACTGATCGACCAGCCGTAGGAGAGTTCGATCGGCGTGGTCGCGGTGGCGAGGTCGAGAAGCGTCGTATCGGCGAAGCGCACGACGGCCTCGCCGGTGACCGCCAGCATCGCCGGATCGATGCCGCCGATCCGCCCGTCCGGTCGGATGACCTCGACCTTGTCGAGCCCATTGGAGAAGTTGAAGTTGCCAGAGGTGACGTTGCCGAGCGGCACGCCGTCGCGCCGGATCTGGCCAGTGAACTGAGTGAAGCGCTCGATGACCGATTCCGCCGGTACGCCCGCGCCGGAAGAATTGGACCGGGTCTCGCCCTGCGCGATGATGCCAAGCGTGGCGTTGAGGAGGCCCGAGCGCTGCAGTGGGATCGCCAGTGTATTGGCGCCGGCGCCAAAATTCATGCCGTAGGACGGCACGTCCGGCATGCCCACCTCGATCGACATGGAGGGCAGAGACAACGCCCCGGCGACAAAGACATGGTTGCTCGGGCCCGATGCCGATCCACCGGAGAGGGTCGCACCGGAGGCGGTAGCGTTCGACGCCGGGGAGGAAGAGGCGGCAATCGCGACACTGTTACCGGCCGTGCCGATCGTGTCCGACACGATCTGGATCGTAGTCCCGGCGAGATCGGCACAGTAGGTCTGTGCCGAGATGGCGCCGACGCTACTGGCGTTGAGGGCAATGACCGCGTTGGCGATGGTCTCGGCGAGGGTCGCGCCGATCTTGATCTGGTTGCCGGCCGGCGTCGCCGTGACGAAAGTGAAGACGGTGCCACCGATGGTGATGGTGGCATTGTTCGCCGGCTGGGCGCTGAAGACGAAGTTGCCGGTGGCCGCAACGCCGACCGTGGTGGTCGGTGCGCCCATCAGGAGCTTCAGCCAGTAGCCGAAGTTCCGGAGATCGATCGGGACGACGATATTGCCTTCGTTGTTGATCACGTCTCGGGCCGGCTGCTGCGGATCGCGGCCATAGCCGAGAAGATCGCTGGCGATCAGCGCCTGGTCCTCGCCGATGTCGGCCGAGACGAAGGGTAGTTTCTTGAAGCCCGATCCCGGCACCGTGCCGTAGGTCGATTCATACGCCGCCGCCATGATGGCGTTGGCGCCGCGTGCGCGTGCCATGGATTGCTCCTGAGATGAAGAAGGATCGGGCTAGTTCGGGCGAATACCGAACCAATTGAGGACAAGCCAACCGGCGGCGATAGCCGCCAGAATCCAGATCGAGATGATCACCGCGGCGCCGGCGCGACTGACCGGTCGGGCGCCGGCCGCCATTGCCGCAGCTCGGTGCTCGGCCATGACTTCGTCCGGGATCATGGCGACCACCAGCAGCACGCCGGGGGGCACGATAATGAGATCGTCCAGGTATCCGATGACGGGAATGAAGTCGGGGATCAGATCGATCGGCGATAGCGCATAGCCTGCGACGGCAACGGCAAGTGCCTTCGCCCACCAGGGGACACGCGGATCACCCGCCGCCAGATAGAGCGCGTGGACTCTCGCTTGATGGTCCGCGCCCATTGTTTCAGACGATCGGCCATCACGGGATTAGTCTCTTGAAGTACCAGCGGCGCACCGCGACGGCCGCCCAGAGCGCCTCGACGACGCCGAACGGCCAGGCGCCTTGCAGGAAACCGTAGATCGACCCGAGAACGCAGGCACCGGCAAAGCCAAGAACGAACCAAGGGTCTCGCTCTTCGAGCGCGTAGGAGATGAGCATCAAGGTTACAGCAATGAGGCCGAACACGGTCAGAGCATCCATACCCCGACTCTATTCAGCCCCGAGCAGATGATCGAGTACATCCAACGGTGGCAGAAATCGCCGCAGCTACCCTGGTGTTGGCCGAATGCGTGCTCCCGGGAACCTGCGGATGGCGACGATTGCCAAAATGGCGGCGGCGACGTGGGCGAGGCCAATAGTGAGCGCCAGAACCGCGATCAGATTCTCCGTGCCAAACTTGCCGATGGCCTCGCGCAGGTCGAGCAACGCAGCCAACCCCGCCAGAAACACCGCCATCGAGAACGCCGGAGGCCAGAGACGGAGAACCACGGCGGCGAGTACGAAAGAGACGACAACGAAGCCCCATACCAGCCACGGGCTTTCGAGATTCATCCCGAGGAGTGTCTCGCCCTCGCCCCCGGTTTCTCGATGCTCCGCAGCTTCGCCGGCTTCCGATCCGCCCTCGGTAGCTTCGGTGGTTGCTCCCGAAACCTCCGAGGGCGCGTGACGTTCCAGCATGATTGCGAGGGCGAATACGACGGCAGAGACTGCCAGCAGTCCGGCAATCCACCGGGCGAGCGTTGGAAGCGAATTCATGGTCATCCCTCCTTGCCGATGGCCGATCCCTGTGGGGCTGTCTCCGATCGGATGTCATCCGGCCACGGGGCGCAGAACTCCTGGCTCGATTTCCGGCCAGAATAGCGCCGACACGACCAGAAGTGTCGCAATGCCCATCATCGTCAGAGTGGAAATCGCTGGCCTCACTCCAGTCCGGGCGCTTTGCCGCCAGATCCAGAGCCAGGCGACGGCGAGAGCAACGACTGCGACCCCTGTCATCCAGACATGCGCGTTGCCGAGCCAGGCGAGCACTCCACCAACTCCCGCCAGCAGGACGGCCGGAAGCGCAAAGGGCAAGACGCACACCGCACAGGCGGCGACCGCGCCGGCGGCGGAGAGAAGGGCGACCCCTCCAGCGGCTTTGCCCGCGACACCAGCTTTGCGCTTAGCGTTCGTTGCCGGCGCCGCGGCACAACCGCACGCAGCGTCGGTCTCGGTGGACGCAACGAATTGCTCGAACAAGCTGTCGGCGGCTTCGCGGGCGCTTTCCGGCGCCGTGATTGTGAGGCGAACTTCTGTCAGCTCCTCACGCAGTCCGAACGTCATGACGGAGCAACATTCCTGTTCACGGCGGACGAGCTCCCTGACCCGCTCGATCGCGATCTTCGCGTACCGAAGCTCAAGGCTAAGCTCGCGCCGCTCGTAACCTCGAAGCGCATCGCGGTTGAGTTCCGCAATCCAAGCGAACCGGGCCCTCGCGTCGCCCGCACCAAGCGTGCAGGCAATCGGTTTTTCCGTGGCGATCGTCATGTCCGACATGCTGTTTCCTCGTTGCCGAAACCTTGATTGGGCGAGAGGTAGTCCTTCAAGTAGCTTGAGGGGCAAGACCCGAAATGCATCAGGATTTCTTGTGCCATGGCAAAACTCAGGATCGGCGCCCTCGCTGAGCGTACCGGCACCAACGCCCCGACCATCCGCTATTACGAACAGATCGGGCTGATACGGCCGGCCGACCGTCAGGCGAGCGGCCAACGCACTTATGGCGAGGAAGACGTGAAGCGGCTGACCTTCATCCGCCGTTGCCGTGACTTCGGATTCCCCATCGAACAGGTACGGTCGCTGGTTGGCCTCGTTCAGGACCGCGACCGCTCCTGCACGGAAGCGCGAACCATTGCGGAGAAGCATCTCTCGGCGGTGCGTACAAAGATCGCCGAGCTGAGAGCCCTCGAAGGCAGCATTCTTGGTTTCGTCGTCAACTGCGACACCGCCTGTGCGGGCGGTCCAGGACCGGATTGCGTCATTCTTGAAGACCTCTCCAAGGCCGCCCCCGTAGCCGATGGCGGCCGGTCCGGTACGCAGGATCAAGTCAAAGGATTTGCCGTGGCATAGGTCGCCACCACGACCGCGTCTCCCCAGCGGCTGGCGACCGTGCCGCTCGCCTCGAGGTCGTCGGTCGATGGCGCTTCCGGTTCCATGAAGTCGCAGAGCCCGCCAAGCGTCCGGTCGAGCTCGACCGCCTCGCCGATTGCCCGGAGTACCTCATCGAGTGTTTGCTCGCGGGTGACCGGGGCTGCCGCGAGGACCGCAATCTCGATCGGTATCCGATGCGTATAGATGTAGGTGAGCGGCGACAGGGTCACGTCCGGATCACCGGGGTCACCGTCGCGGATGATCACCAGTCCCCCGGAGGGAATTCGCTCCGGCTTCGCGGCGTTGCGCTCGACCTTTGCTGCCGGCAGAGCGGTCGCGATCAAAGTTCGCACTGCCTCCAGCACCTCTTCCCGCCGGCTTGCCATCGATCATGTCCAGTGCTGCGCAATGAGGCCGGGGACGCGATCCGCCCAGCGGTTGCCGGCGCCTTCCACGTCGAGGCGCTTCCGGAGCGTCACCTGCGGCACGAGAACGAAGACGACAATGGTCTGCCGGCCGGCGAGCGGCACGTAGGAGCCGCCGGCTTTCGTCTTCCTGACGCGCGACCGCGCCAACCCCGATTTGCCGAGACGGGCATCGTCGGCGACGAGCAGCGATGGCGCGCCGCGGCGGTAGACGAAGCGGAGCCGCATTCCCGTCCGCCGCTCCCAGCCGCCCGGGGTGACGCGCTTCCGCGTCCCTGACGCGTCGAGACCGGTGGCGCCGGCTGCCGGCGTCGGAATGGCGAGCCAGAACCCGCGCTTGGAGCGGATGGTCACGCCGCGCTCGAAGGCATCGATGATGTTCGGCGCCCGCGACCAGATAAAGGCCGCGGCATCGGCGCTCTGACCGGAGGCCGGGAAGCGCTTGCCGCGCCAGGTATTGGCAAGCCGCCCGCCGAGGCCCGAGCCGGTCACCTGCTCGCGCAGTTCTGCCTTCAACCCCCCGGTCACGTCGTCCATGGCGGCGGTGACGGCCCGCTCGACATCCGTCACCACGCCCTTCAGCACGGCGCCGACATCGTCGGCCTTGAACTCGAAGCGCATGGGATCAGGGGCGCAGCGACGCTTCGCAGGTCCACACCAGGCGCAGCGTGTCGGCGGTCGGTTCGGCGATGATGTCGAAGACGCCACCGGCAATCTCGATGGTATCGCCCATCGCCGGCTCCGCGACCTCAGCCGTCCGCACATCAATGAGGACCGAAGGCATCACCGCCCGGCTGTCGCCAAATCCGACGATCCTGTCGGGAGACTTGCGGATGACGCGCACGGCAACACCGGCGCCGGCCCCGCCGACCCGCCAAAGCGCATCAGAAGCAAGATTCGGGTCGAGAAACAGCCGGTCAAGCGTTGCTGCGAAGGCGGTCACAGTGCTCCTCCTTGGAAACGCGGTGCAAGCCCGGCAAAATGGATGGCAGCCGACCGGCCAGGGAGCAGAAGCCTCCGCAATTCAATCATCGCATCCGATCTGGCCCGGCGTTCCACTGGCCCTGGCATCTGCTGTCCTCTTCGGGGCAAGCACGCCGCTTGCCAAGCTTCTGCTCGGATCGATCGATCCGTGGCTTCTCGCCGGGCTTCTCTACCTCGGCGCAGGAATCGGCCTCGTGATCGTCCGGCTCGCCGGCCGGTCGATCAGTCGGGTCCCCGCCGAGGCGCAGCTCGGCCGCAATGATCTCCCATGGCTTGCGGGTGCCATCCTTGCGGGTGGGGTTTTCGGACCGGTTCTCTTGATGCTCGGGCTCGCGCGGGTCGAGGCTGGTAGCGCGGCGCTGCTTCTGAACGTCGAGGGGCTCGCCACCATGGCGATCGCGTGGGTGGTCTTCCGCGAGAACGTCGACGCGCGTCTCCTCATTGGCGCAGGCGCCATCCTTGGCGGCGCGGTCATCCTGTCCTGGAATGGGACGTCCTTAACCCTCGACCTCGGCGCCTTGCTGGTCGTCGCGGCCTGCGTCGCGTGGGGCATCGACAACAACCTCACCCGAAAGCTCTCGGGCGCCGACCCGCAACAGATCGCCATGATCAAGGGACTCGTGGCCGGATCGGTCAATCTCGGGCTCGCAGTGTGGCAGGGCGCGAGACTGCCCCCGCTCGATACCGCGGCGCTCGCCGGGCTGGTCGGTTTCCTGGGCTACGGCGTCAGCATCGCCCTGTTCGTGGCAGCGCTTCGCTATCTCGGTACGGCGAGAACGGGAGCCTACTTCTCGCTGGCGCCCTTCGTCGGCGTGTCGCTCGCTATCCTCTTCCTACACGAGGGGGTAACCCTCCAGCTCGGGGCGGCTGGGCTTCTTATGGCCATCGGTCTCTATCTCCACCTTTCCGAACGCCACGAGCACGAACACCGGCATGAGGAGCTCGTTCACGAACATCGCCACGTTCACGACGCCCATCACCAGCACCGCCATGTTCCCGGCGATCCTCCGGGCGAGCCCCACACGCACTGGCATCGGCACGCACCGCTCGTTCACCGGCACGTGCACTATCCGGACCTGCATCACCGCCACCAGCATTGATGCCGACGGCTGTGCCAAGCCTGACGCTCGCTCGTACGTGTCCGCTACGTGCCCGCCGGCGTGGTCGCGCCGAGCTTGACGCGCACGGTGTCGCTGGGGTTCGCCGCCGCGGTGACAGCGACACCAACGCAGACCTGGCCGGTCGCCGTCTTGTTGACGATCTTGTTCGTCGGGTCCCAGAAGACACGGTCACCGACGTCGATCTGGAGGGCCGCGGTCTTGCCGATTTCGACGACCTCCTCGGTCAAGACCTCGACCTCCTCGCCCTCGGCGGCATCGCCGGTGGCAATCCCGAAGAGACTGCCGATCAGCACGCCTTGGCCGGAGAGGAGCCCGCCGGTGGGCGCGGTGATAGTGATGAATTTTCCCGGCTGGATATAGTTCTTCATCGGACCTCCGATCCGTAGGTTGGGATTGCGGTGCTTGGATAGGTGTGAAGCGCCCGGACCTGGGCGCCCATGTCGTGTCTGAGCGTCGCCTACGAGGGCACAACGCCGGGGTTCTTGTAGAACCCGCGCCAGTCGATGGCCTTGGCGCCAAAGTCGAGCCGAGCGCGCACCTCGATGCCGTCGACGTCAAAGCCAATGCGGGTCTCGACGACGACGCCGTCCTGCCCGTCGAGGTAGGCATATTCGATGGTATCGATGGCCGCGGGGCTCGCGGCGAGGTACCAGGGCACGGCGCCGGAGGCCGGGTCGAGACGCGGTTCGGCGATCACCGAGATCGACCGGATCGAAGCCGGGACGACATCGCTGGTCTTCGCCGGGACGAGAACCTGCGCGACAATCTGCTCGCCGGCAAGCTCCAGCGCCGAGGGCAACACCAGGAAGGCCGGGCGGACGTTGAGGATCGTCTTCGCGTCAACCCCGGTCTGCTTCGCCATGGCCGTCCGTGCCTTGCCGAGGGAGACGACGTCGAGCGCCGTGCCCGTGCCCGCGAGGTTCTTGTGCGTGGCGTGGAAGAGCGCGACGCCGTCGCCCATGGCGGGGTTGTCCTTGATGATCCCCCAGACGACGTCCGATTCGAGCGTCGCGGCCGCGGTTCCGAAGAGCGCCGGGATGCGGGTAAAGGCGTCGAGGTCGTCATTGACGATGGTCTGCCGGGTAATTGCGACCACCTTGCCGAAGGTCTCGACCCGGTAGCTCTCCCTGGCCTCGCCGATCGCGCCCCGCTTGAACTCGCCCGACTCGCGGACCTTCTCGAGCTGTGGGGCTTCGCCGAGCTGGACGCGCGAGACCGGCTTGAAGTCACTGACCACGACCCGCCGGGCAATGAGCTGGTAGGTTTTCGGGGCCGCCTCGTAGGCATCCCGAAGTGTCTTGCCGGTGACGTTGGCGAGGATCGCCGGGAAATCGGAGGTGGTCTGCATGGCGCGCGAGGCGACCTCGTCGCGGGAGAGCCCGCGCACCTTGACTCCTTCGGCGTGGAGCACCTCGCGGGCGAGTTCGGCGAGCGACAGGCCGCGCCAGTCGCGGGCCGCCTCTTCGAGCCGGTAGCGGGTCGGGTCGAAGCGATGCAGGAGCGCGCCTTCGATGCCGCGCCGGCGGGTCTCGCGCTCGTCGAGACGCCCGCCGCCGGTCTGCACCCGGATAGGCGCGGCCCTCTCGGCCGTCGCGTCGATCATGAGGCGACGCGCTTCCCCGATCGCGACGCCGCGAGCGACGAGATCGTCGGCGACCGCCGCATCGAGGCCGAGCTTGCGGGCAGCCTCGCGGATGATTGCGATCCGCTCGCGCTCTGCCGCGACGGCCCGGTCGGCGATCGCCCGTGCGGCGGTATCATCGAGAGGAGCGGCCTCGGACCGCGTGTCGGAGCGGACCTCAGCCGCCCCCGCCCGAGCCGCGCCGGGCTGCGCGGTCGAAGACGGTTCGCGACGAGGCGACCGCTTGGTCGGCGTCTCGGCCGGCTGTTCCTCGCGCCCCTCGCTGCGAACCGCGTCTGCATCGGCCTGGTTGCCCGGCTGGGCACCGGCGTCTTCGGTGCCGGATTCGGCCACCTGGTCTTCGTTTTCCATTCGGACCTCCTGATCGGTTGATGGGTTGGCTTCCGTCCGGGCGAGCATCGCGGGCGGCAGTTCGGGGCGGGCACGGACGCCGGCGCCGGGGTCGGCACCGATCGGCACGAGCGAGAGTTCGAGGGGCTCCCAATCGATCGCGCGCCAGACCGGCGGCTTGCCGTCCTCCTCGCGGATCTCGTAGGTGCGGACGGCGTAGCCGACTGAGATGTTGCGGATGATCCCGCCGGCGACGTCGCGCCAGACCGGCTCAACGGTTTCGCGGTCGGAGAAGCGGACTACCGCGCGGCCTTCCGGCCCGCTGGCGCCATCACCAATCCAGGCACGCTCGACGACGCCGAGCACGCTCGCGACCTCGTAAAAACCGTGGGTGTCGAGGAGCGGCGCGCCGGCGTTCAGCCGTCCAAGGTCAACGTGACCGGCCTCAAGGGAGAGGACCTCGTCGTAGCGCTCACCGGTCCACGGGTCACGCCGGCGGACGATGGCGCCCGTCGACCAGACCACTTCGACCGTGCGCCTCTCGGCATCGACCGTCGCCGGCATGACACGCACCTCGGCGCGTGTCAGCAGCCCGAAAGCGGCGGCCGCACGAGGGCCTCCAGGATCCGGACGCGCCTCCATGGCCGCGGCGTTCGCCTTCGGCTTCTTCATTGCAACCTCTTTTGTTGGTTTCAGTTCGCGGGCGACGGAGCGTCCTCACCGGTGACAGACGCGTCCTTCGCCTGCCCGGTGCGGGTGGCCCTGCGCGGGTCCGAATCGAGCACGAGTCCGAGCTGATCGAGGAGCGCGTTGGTCTCGGCGATCTCGGCGAGCACGCCGGCCGGGTCGTAGCCGGCGCGGGCGATCGCCTCCTTGAGGCTCATGAAGCCCGCGCGAACCGCGAACAGGTCCGCCTGGACATCCTTCAGTGGGTCGACGGCTTCGAAGCGCGGTGCCGTCCACTCCGCCTCGACCTCGCCGGCGGCGAGCGATCCGGCAGCCTGCGCCGTCTCGACGAAACGCCGCCACAGCGGCCGGCAGAGCCCGGGGACCAGCATCTGCCACTGCAGCGCCTCGATCCGCCGGCGGAACTCCAGGAGCCCGGCCCGGATCGAGGAGTAGTTCACCTGGCTCAAGTCGCCGGTGAGCAGCTCGTAGGTGAGCCCCATCCCCGCCGCGACGGCGTGGAGCTGGACCCGCATGTAGTCGGCGTAGCCGGGCGCCGTTTGCGGCGTCGCGAACTTCACGTCGCGGCCAGCCGCGAGGTAGGCGACCATGCCCGGCTCGAAGCTCTCGACGCGATGGCCGTCGGCCGACTCGGAGACATCCTTGCCGATCGGCTCGCCGTCGAGGTCGCCGGTCACGAAGGCGGCGAAGCAGGCGGCGATCTTCTTCGCTACCAGCTCGGCGTCGTCATACTCGTCGAGGTCGCGGAGTTTCAGGACCGTCGAGGAGACCCACGGCACTCCGCGCACCTGTCCGGGGCGCTGCCGCTCGAAAAGGTGGAGCACCGACCGTGCCGGCACCCGCTGGCTGGCCAGGGCCCCGCGACGGAAGGAGGACTCGCCCGGGTGCGTCGGGAACAGCCAGTAGGCGACCCGCCGGCCGATCTGGTCAAACTCGACGCCGGAGAGGATGAACCCGCCCGACGCCATTTCCCCGGCCTTGGCGGTATCGAGGAAGTCGGGTTCGAGCACCTCCACCTGGACCGGGACGGCAAGGCCGTCCGAGGCGTAACGTTCACGGATCCGGACGAGGCATTCGCCCGATTCCACGATCGTGCGGACGATCAGCGCCTGCAGCCCGTAGAGGTCCGTCAACCCCTCGACGTCCGCTTCAGCGACGAAGCGCGCCCAGAGCCGATCCGCTGCCTCCGCAAGGCGTTTGGACTTGGCGCGCGCCCGCGGGACGATACCCGTGCCGACGATGTTCGAGACCAGCGCCTGGGTCGCCTTGGCGGCATAGGCGTTGTTGCGAACGAGGTCGCGCGAGCGGTCCCTGAGTCTGGACAGCGCCGGCGCGACCTCGGCATTGGCGCCGGTCGAGGCGATCCGCCAACCCTCGGTCCGCCGGCCGACCGAAGCCCCCTCATACGTGCGTTCAAGGACGGCAAGCGCCGCCCGCCGCCGGGCGCGGTCGAAGCCGCGCGCCGGCGACACCCAGGCGATTGCCCGGTCGAGCCACGTCCGTCGCATGGCCATTTCTGATGCGCCGCTCAGCCCTTGCGGAACGTGGCGAGCGCCGTCGACCGCTTCGGCCGCCCGGCGGCGGTTGCGAGCTCGGCTTCGATCGTGCGGATACGCTTCAGGAGGTCATCGGCAGACCCGTACTCGACCGTCCGGCCATCATAGGATACGCGCAGCGTCCCCGAGGAATAGGCGCGCCGGAGTGCGGCGAGTTCCGTCTCGCTGTAGGTCCCCATCGCCATCCCCACCATTCAGCGCGGCTTGAGCCATCCGCTGCCGCGCCCGCCGAGCCAGCGGTCCTCAATCCTCCGGCGCGGCAAGAACGGCGAAGCCTGCCGCTCCTCCCTGACCAACGGGGCGGCCGGGTTGCCCTTCGAGTCGCCTGTCGCCGTCGGGCTCGGGATCCCGAGCTCGTCCCTGAGCTCCTGCCAGCGCTTCGCCGGCCAGCGGTCAATGCCGATGAGCCAGGCGGCGGCACGGGCGTAGACACGGCAGTCGAGCGCCTCGTTCCGCTCGCGCACTTTCTGCCATTCGAGGCGGGCGAAGCCGGCGCGGGTCCTCACCGTCACCAGCCGCTCGGCGACGAGTCGCTTCAGCCACTCGGCATCGATCCAGCTCGGCAGGTGGACCGTGCCCGGCGGGAATGCCATCCCGGCCGCGATCTCCTCGGTAGTCGGCCGGTCGAGGTTGAGGAACCGGTACGTCTCCGCCTTGAACACCGAGACCGAAACGGTCCACAGCCGTGCCCCGCGGCGAACCCGACGGCCGCCCTCGCTGACGTCGACGTGGGTCGGCCCGGCCACTGGGGCCGAGCGGTCGAACCCAGCGACGCCTTTGACCGCCATCGCCTCGGCAGGGCCGCGACGGCGGACCCAGGCATAGACCTGCGGCGTGAACTCGCCGCCGCTGTCGATCGCGAGCCGCGCGACCCGCATCGGCACGCCGCCGGCCGATTCCCACGTCCTTTCCAACAGCCGGTCGAGCGCCGCCCACACCTCCGGTCCTGCGGGCGAGCCGTCGAGGACGATGTGCTCGACAAGGGCGCTCTCGATGCCTTCGCCCCAGGCCCAGACATCGACCTCGATGCGGTCGCGCTGGACGTCGGCGCCGGCGGTGAGCACTAACCCGAACGCGGGGATCGCCCCGGCCGCCCGGTCCTCGCGTCGTTCCGCGAGCCGCTCCCATTCCGGTGCCTCGCCGCGCTCGGTCCAGGTCTCACCCAACTCGGTGTTGCGGAACGATTTCAGGGCCGCATCGGAACCCTGCGCTGCCTCCCAGGCCGCGGCGATCTCCGCCCAGGATCGCCAGCCGAGCGGCGAATAGAGCGACGAGAGGTGGAAGCCAGCCGTCTTAGGGTGGCCAGATTCGGCGGCGGTCGGCCGCCATTCGCCCTTTTCCAGCATCCAGGTCTTGTGACGCTCCAGGATCTCGCGCTCGCAGGACTCGCAATTGTAGACCGCCGACCGCGGCTCGCCCTTCGGCCAGGCCAGCCGCTCGAACCGAAGCGCCTGGTGGGCTCCGCAATGAGGACAGGGCACGAAGAAGCGCCGCTGGTCAGAGGCCTCGTATTCCCGCTCGATGCGCGAGATGCCGGCGATCGTCGGCGTCGAGACTACGAACACCTTGCGCCGGGCAAAGGTCCGGGTCCGCGCCTCGGCGAGGGCGACCGGATCGCCTTCCCCGTCAACGTCGCCCGGATAGCCGTCAACTTCGTCGAGGAAGAGGTAGCGGACTGGCATCGAGCGGAGCCCAACCGCCGAGTTGGCGCCGGTCATCACCAGGACGCCGCCGCGGAACTCCTTGGCAAGCACTGTGTTGCCGGAGTCGCGTGAGCGCGGCGGGGCGATCCGCGTCAGCAGCGCCGGGCTCTCCTCTACCAGCGGATCGATCCGCTGGCGGGAGTTCCGTTTCGCCATCTCGACAGTTGGCAGGACGGCGAGCATCGGGCCTGGCGCATGGTGGATGACGTAGCCGATCCAGTTGTTGCCTGCTTCGGTCGCGCCGACCTGAGCCCCTTTCATGAAGACAACGCGCTCGACCGGCGAGACGGCCGAGAGGCAGTCCATGATCGCCTTGAGGTACGGCGTCCGGCTGGTACGCCATGGACCCGGCTCCGACGAGGCGCGACCGGACAGCCGCCGGTGCTGGTCGGCCCACTCCGAGACGGTGAGTACGGGGTCCGGCCGGAGGCCCTGGTCGAATGCCTCCGCATAGATCTCGGCCGCGCTCGGCATGCTCAGGCATCGTCGGCGCTGCCGAGAGCCAGCGACCGTTCCAGCCGGTCGCGCTGGTTGCGCACGTCCTCCTTGAGATCAATGAGGGTCGCCTTGATAGCCGCCACGTCGGAACGGAGCTCGGCGACTATCCGCCGCCCGGCGACGTCGTTGTCGACCTTGGCCTCGATAGCGTCGAGCCTGACTTGCAGGCGGGCGACCGTGCCCGAGGCCCAGGCGACGAGCTTCACGATCGCCGCAGTCACAGCGATGGCGTGGGCCGCCGCGGCGAAGACCACCACCCATTCTGGTCCGGTCATGAGCATGCCCTGCGAGCAAGGTGACCATCGTTTCGGGTGAGATAAAGCACTGTCATTGCTCTCAATCCCGCTTCACTTTGGGAGTGGAAAGAGCGTTCATGTCGGCATCGAAACTGATGGAGACCGATAATGACGAAGGGCACGGCTGAGAGTGCGATCGGCGCGATGATCGGCGCGCTTTCCGACCTACTCGAACGGGCGCTCGCCGAGACACG